ATTCAACGCAGAAACTGCAGAAAAACTCATCAAGTATTTGATCAAGCATCAGCACTGGTCACCACTTGAGATGGCAAACATGTGTTTGGAAATTGAAACAACACGTGACATTGCACGTCAGATTCTACGCCATCGCAGTTTCTCATTCCAAGAATTTTCACAGCGTTATGCAGACCCAACAAAAGATCTTGATTTTGTGACACGACAAGCGCGATTGCAAGATCCAAAAAATCGTCAGAATTCTATTTCTGAGGGTGTGGATGTCATGCTTCAATACGAGTGGGATCGTCGACAACGAGACTTAATTGAACAAGTAAAAATTCAATACAATTGGGCTATTCAAAATGGTATTGCCAAGGAACAGGCACGTGCATTGCTTCCTGAAGGATTGACAATGTCTCGCATGTATATGAGCGGAACATTGAGATCATGGATTCACTATATACAACTCCGAAGCGGTAATGGCACACAAAAAGAACATATGGATATTGCGAAAGAGTGTGCCAAAGTCATCGCCGAAGTTTTCCCTCTTTCTACTCAATTTATCGCAACAGAACAATAAGGAGCAATCATGTCAAGTAGACTTCCAAGCATCTATCAGGATTTCATTCATATCTCTCGCTATGCTCGTTTCAACGATGAACTAGGTCGTAGAGAAACATGGGATGAGACTGTAGATCGCTACATTGGTTTCTTTAAAGAAAAGACAAACAATAACAAGCAAGTACCATGGGATGAATTGCGTTCAGCAATTCTAAACTTAGAAGTCATGCCATCAATGCGTTGCTTAATGACTGCTGGTCCTGCTTTGGATAAAGATCAAGTGGCTGGATATAATTGCTCCTATGTCGCCATTGATAATCCAAAATCTTTCGACGAAATCATGTATATTCTTATGTGCGGAACTGGTGTTGGATTCTCTGTTGAATCAAAGTATACAAATAAACTTCCAGAAGTTCCAGAAGAATTACATGACACAGATTCAACAATTGTATTTGCTGATTCAAAGATTGGTTGGGCTTCAGGCTATCGTGAATTCATTTCGCTTTTGTATTCTGGAAAGATTGCAAAGTGGGATACAAGTAAAATTCGTCCAGCAGGTGAGCGTTTAAAAACATTCGGTGGTCGTGCTTCTGGTCCAGAACCACTAGTTGATCTTTTGAAATTTACTCTTAACATTTTCACAAAGGCACGTGGTAGAAAACTATCAACGTTGGAATGTCATGACATCGTATGTAAGATTGCTGATATTGTTGTTTGCGGTGGTGTTCGTCGTTCTGCTCTCATTTCACTCACAGACCTCAACGATGACCACTTGCGTCACGCAAAGTCAGGAGATTGGTGGACGCTTAACGGTCAAAGGGCACTTGCAAATATTTCAGCAGTGTACGACAAACAAGTAGACATGGACACGTTCATGAACGAATGGCATGCACTGTACATGTCTCGTTCAGGTGAACGTGGAATTTTCTCACGTGCTGCTTCACAGGCTGTTGCTGCCAAGAATGGTCGCCGCGATCCAAAGCATGAGTTTGGTACAAATCCATGTTCTGAAATTATCTTGCGCCCATTCGAATTCTGCAATCTTTCAGAAATCGTCGTTCGTGCAAACGATGACGTTGACTCGTTGAAGCGCAAGGCTCGTTTGGCAACAATCATTGGCACATTGCAGTCAATGCTTACAGATTTCCGCTACATCAATAAGAAGTGGAAGAATAATTGCGATGAAGAAAGACTACTTGGTGTTTCACTCACAGGTATTTGTGACAGCAAGTTGTTAAATAAGCCGTCACAAAAACTCGCGGATGCATTGGATGCTATCAGACTTCACTGTGTTGAAACGAATAAGGAATTCGCCGATGCTCTTGGTATTCCACAGTCGGCTGCAATCACTTGCGTTAAACCTTCAGGCACTGTTTCTCAATTGGTGGATTCCGCATCAGGCATTCACCCACGTTACGCTCAGTTTTATATCCGTCGTGTGAGAGCAGATATGAAGGATCCGCTTGCTCAATTCATGATTGACAAGGGGTACAAGGCTGAAGAAGATTTCTACAGCAAGTCAAACTGGGTATTCAGTTTCCCAATGAAAGCCCCAAAGAATTCTGTCACACGCAATGACATGACTGCGATTGAGCAGTTGGAACTTTGGAAGATCTATCAGGATCACTGGTGTGAACACAAGCCTTCTATTACAGTATATGTTGGTGATGATGAGTGGATGGAAGTTGGCGCATGGGTTTATAAGAACATCTCGATTCTCTCAGGTGTTTCTTTCCTCCCACGTGACAATGGTTCATATCGTCAAGCACCTTACGAAGAAATTGATGAAGTCAAGTATAACGAACTCCTTGCGCTCCAAAACGTTGATATCAACTGGGTGGAATTCATGGAAGAAACGGATACTACAACTTCAGCAAAAGAACTTGCATGCTCTGCAGGTGTATGTGAAATCTAAAACAAAGGAGAAATACATGAAGAAGTCAATTCTAGTTGGTTTAGTTGCTCTTGGTCTTGTTGCATGTGGTGCAAAGGAAGAAGTTGCAGTTGAGGCAGCACCTGCTGCTGAAGTTGCTGCTCCTGCTGAAGCACCTGCTGCTGAAGTTGCTGTTGAAGCCGCTCCAGCCGCTGATGCTGCAGTTGAGGCACCAGCCGCTCAGTAATTATTAATTGGAGATTTGTTTGTGAAAATAAGTGTGATTACACCGACGCATCTAAAAAATGCATTCATTACTGAACTATATTATAGTTTAAAATATCAAACCCATCAAGATTGGGAATGGATCATCTTTTTAAATGGTGGTGCTGTTCCAGGTCAGATTGATGATATTGTACGAAATGATTCGCGTGTAAAAATCTATACAAGCATAGATCCAAATACTAATGTTGGGTTCAACAAAAATAAAGCATTTCACCTGGGAACAGGTGAAGTGCTTGTTGAACTTGATCATGATGATTTATTGACTGAAGAGTGTTTAGAAGAATTAGTTAAAGCATATCAAGATCCATCTGTTGGATTCGTTTATAGCGATAATGCAATGTGGTATCCTGGTCAGGAAAATTTAAATGCATTTACACCTGAGTGTGGGTGGACTTCTAAAGTAATTGAGTGGGACGGAAAGAAACTAATTGCACATGACAGTTTTGAGCCTTCAAGCCGAGCACTTTCTTTTATTTGGTATTCTCCAGATCATGTTCGATCTTGGAGAACGTCAGTCTATAGAGAAATTGGCGGTCATAATCCAGAGTTAAGTGTTTGCGATGATCATGAATTGATGATTCGAACTTATCTCAAAACAAAAATGTATCATATTCCTAAAGTTCTCTACATCTATAGAGTGACAGGTCAAAACACATACTTACTGAGAAATCAACAAATTCAAGAAACTACGGTAGCATTGTTTAAACAATATGCATGGGATCTTGCATGTAAAGATGCAAGAGATCAAGGATTACATATTGTTGAACTTGGTGGTGGAATTAATCCAAAAGAAGGATGTAATGTCAACATTGATCTTGAAGAAGGTAATATGACATACGACTTGAATAATGGAATTCCTCTTCATGACAATTCTGTTGGTGTTATCTATGCGTCACATATTCTAGAACACTTACATGATAAACATAAAATTCTTTCAGAGATTCATCGTGTTTTAGTAGATGGTGGTTGGGCTTTTATTCAGGTTCCAAGCACTGATGGTCGTGGTGCATTTCAAGACCCAACTCATGTGAGTTATTGGAATGAAAATTGTTTTTGGTACTACACAGATAAGACATATTCAAAATTTATTCGAAACGATAAAATTAAATTCCAATCTTTTAGATTAGAGACGTTCTGGTGGGAACCAAGAGAAATAAATGTTGCTTGCACTGATGCCTGGTTGTGTGCCGTTAAATCTGATAAACGTAGACCACATTTACTTAGAATATGACAAAAATTGCAATCTTTTACCACATATACCAATATGGAGATTGGGAAAATGTGTTTAAAGAACAATTTGAGAAATTAAAATCTAGTGGGTTATTAGATGCTGCTTCCTTTGTTTATTTTGGTATAAGTGGAGAAGAACCTATTTCTCTTAGTAAAGAGGATTATGATAAGATTGAAGTGGTACAAAGATTTGATGGTGATGATAGGAAAAGGGGTGAAGCACCAACAGTACATGCACTATATGACTTTTGTTTAAATAAAACCGAAAATTGGAATGTTCTTTATCTTCATACAAAGGGAGTAACTTGGTCAACTAACCTAAAAAAGAAAGTTTGCATCACTAGTGATGATGAATTAGAAATTGTTTTGTCCGACGTCAATAATCCAAAACATAAATTACTACACACAGATTTTTATAAAAATATAATAAAGTGGAGAAATTATCTAGAATTTTTCTTGATTGAAAAATGGAGAAAATCTGTCGATTTATTAAATGTGCCATCATTTTTAACCCAAGATGGTACGCATCAAACATATGACACTGTTGGAACAGAATGGCTTTCGCATTTCGCAGTCAACGAACTTGGTTCTAAACATGCTCGGGGAATGCTACATAACTTGGGTCATTATAGCGGAAACATGTGGTGGGCAAATTCGACATATATAAAAAGATTAAGTTGGAATTTTGTTGACGACACTAGTTATTTTTTTGATGGCAAGATTGAAGGAACAAGATTTTTATCTGAAGCCTGGATTGGCACAGGAAAACCAACTTATTATAATTATTATAATTCTAATAGAGATCCTTATCTAGATCCGATTGAAGATTATGAATATAAAGATAAATTTATGTTTAACAACAAGAACGTTGTCCAAGATGTTCTTTCAGTAGATACTAATAGCGGTGATATGACAAAAATTGCAATCTTTTATCACGTTTATCAATATGGTGAATGGGAATCTGTATTTAAAGAACAAATAGACAAACTTAAAAAGAGTGGTTTATTTGATGAACCGAATTTCATCCATATTGGAGTAAATGGTGAGGAAATGCTTCCTTTGAGCAAGGAAGATTATGAACGCATTGATGTAATTCAAAGAATTTATGGTGAGGACAAGATTCAAGGTGAAGTCCCAACCATGCGCGCTCTGTATGATTTTTGTAAATCAAAACAAGAAAAATATAACATATTGTTCTTACACGCAAAAGGTGTAACCTTGTCTAAGAACGAGAAAAAAAGAGTTTACTATTCTAGCATAGAAGATTTGCAAAATATATGGGCAGATATCAACAATCCAAGACACAAATTAACTAAAATTGATAATTATGCCAATATCGTAAAATGGCGTAATTATATGGAATTTTTCTTGATTGAAAAGTGGAGAACTTGTGTTAGAAAATTAAACGTTCCGTCTCTTCTAACAATAGAAGGAACGATGCAAACATTTGATACAGCTGGAACAGAATGGACTCCATATTTTTATATTCAAGAGGACGAGAACAGCCCAAAACACGAAAACTATGAAATTGGTTATTATAGTGGAGGAATGTGGTGGGCGAATTCAACATATATAAAACAGTTGAATTGGGATTTTATAACAACTAATGACGATTTGTATAAAGGAAAAAAAGAAGGAAGAAGATTTTTATGTGAAGCCTGGATTGGAACTGCTAAACCGATCTATTATAATTTCCACAACTCAAATAAAGATCTTTATATTGACTCAATTGAAGAATATGAATATAGGAATAGATTTATGTTAAACAATAAAAATACTGCTACAAATGGTCGTATCTGTATGGTTTCTATGTTTAAGAATGAAGCAGCAGGTATCGGCAGAATGCTTGAGTCTGTTACACCATATATTGATTTTTGGGTGCTTCAAGATAATGGATCAACAGATGGAACACCAAAAATTGTAGAAGAGTGGGCAAAAAAGTATAATATTCCTGGTTTCATGTATAAGTGTGAAGAGGGTTGGGTTGGATATGGTTGGAATCGCGATCATGTTCTCCAAAAAGCGTTAAAAGCCACACACAATTGTGATTGGATCATGAAGATGGATTGTGATGAAGCATTGGAGATTGATGATGATTTTAATTGGAACGAATTAAACAACCATTCAGTTCATGCACTCTCAGTTTATGCCAAAGCACCTGGATGTCAATATTTTAGAACATGGGTTTGGCGTTCTGATCTTCCATGGAGAATTAATCACGACCCTGCTCATGAAACAGTTTATCTTGAAAATGAATATGGGCACAACTACAACTTTAATAATCTAGGTTTAGGATTTAAAATGTTAGCAGGTGGTGCTGCTAGTGGTGCACTAACTGGGGAAAGTCATCAAAATCCAGCAAAATATGCACTTGATGCGTTGAAACTCGAAGAAAAATTAATTCGAGAAAACTCAATGTTAGAAAACATGTATCACTTCTTTTATATCGGTAAAAGTTACGAAGATGCAATGCCAAACGTTCTCCCATTGGGTCAAGTTCATAATGAAGAAATGGCAAGGAGAACAATTTTTTATTCTCTTGAATGGTTAGATAAAAAAAATCCAGGATTTAAGCAAACACATTCTTATAGTGGTGCAGTATGTGAAATGGGATATTATCTTTGTAATGTGATTGGCAGAGCGTATAGATTATTGGGTGAGCATTATAAGGCGATTGAATGGTTTGAAAAGACAGAACAATTTTGCCCAGAAAAAAATGATCATCTAGTAAACCTCGCAGAGATTTATTGGGAACTAACAAATTATAAAAAAATGTTAGAAATCACTACAAGATTAATGCAACCAGAAAGAACAAACCCATTTCCTAGATTAACATTTGCAATTTCAACTAATTACTATCATGACACTGGCAATCATGTTCAATTATTGCATAACACTGCCCTTGAACTAAATGACCGTGAAAAATTTATTCCAATGGGTTCTATCTTTGAAATCGGTAAAAAACCACGAAAAAAACTTTGGGTTGTAGATAACTTTTACGAAGATCCACATGGGGTAAGAAAATTCGCACTTGAACAACAATTTCATAATGATCTCAGATTCTATAAAGGGCAGAGAACCGATTTAGTTTATCACACACCGCAAATTATGCAGCGTTTTGAAGAAATTATGGGTGTAAAAATTCGAAATTTTCCAGGACAGGGAACAATGAATGGTGTGTTTCAGTTTTGCACACCAGAAGATATGCTAGTCCATCATCATGATGCGCAAACTTGGGCTGCGATGGTTTTCTTAACTCCAGATGCACCATTTGAAACTGGAACATCTTTTTACAGGCATAAAGAAACTGGAATTACATTAGCTGAACAGCCAAATTCAGACAAATACTCAATGCATGGATTCTATGATAGAACGAAATTTGAATTGATTGACCAGATTGGTAACGTGTTTAACAGGCTTGTGATTTTCGACGCACGCTGTTTACACTCTGCAACTCAATACTTCGGAACTAAAAAAGAAGATGCGAGATTGTTCCACATTTTCTTCTTTGATTGACTATATAAAAACATGGCATACATAAACGCTAATATCCCGCCGATCGAATGTTTCGTGCGGTCCAATTTCTTACAGAATCGTCTCGAGTGGGATGAAAAGAAAGACACATATCTTCCAGTCCTTATATTCGGTGTGGCGTCGATACCGCATCGTGCCCCGCTTTTTCATTTCATCATGGAAGATGAAGGGCTTTGGTTTCGCATGCCAATCCACGCTTTCTGTCATAAGGTTCCTGCGCCGCAAAAAACCTTACACAATCTAGTATTATGGGATTCTTTCAGTTCATATATTGGAGTCACTCAGTTTGATTTTTTAGTCAACAAAAGAATGCGCTATATAGATAGAGAGAAAAAGTGGAACGAAGGGACGTATTTGTTCACACTAGATTGGTCTCACGAAGATCGAAATATGATTGATGTTGGTTTCAGTGAAGTTCCTGGACAACATAAGTGTGGACATGTTATTAAGTTGGATGATGGTAATTTCGCAATTCAACCAAATAATCGTATCCGTGCATTTGAACCATCATTTGTGACAAAACCTGGACAAAATGTGATCGAAAGAAAACTTGGATCACATATGTGGTCAGTTGAAAATACATCAAAGTGGGTTTTGTCTGATGATGACAGATACGAATACGAGGTAAAGGAATATGTCTGAAGTAGACAACGAATTTGATTTTGGATTTAGTTTTGAAGAAGAGACAGAACAATTAACGATCACACCAAATCCACAGCCAACTTTAAGTAACGATCAACTTACTGCGTTACAATCAAAGATTGACTCTCTTTTAGATGCACAAGAGCAAGGATTACAGAGCGCATATGTTCAAGCACTAGAAGAAAAACATAAAGCAAAACTTAAAGAACTCGAAGGATTGATTCTGCCACTACTCTATAATTTAATGAAAAACCCAGAAAAGCCAATCATCAAATGGGAAAACAGAGAGCCAGTAATCAAAAAACAAATTGAAAAAATTATTGCTGTGACAAGGGGGTAACATGCCAGATTTAAAACTAACGTGCGACAATTGTGGATCAATGTTCGCGTTATCATATGAGGATGATGAGGTCAGTTATGCACCAACTCATTGTCCATTCTGTGGCGATTTTTACGATAGTGAGAATGAAGAACTCGATTTCAACGATAATGATTTAGACTATCCAGACGAAGATGAGTTGAACGAAGACTTCTTTGACGAAGATGATCGTAGCAGGCATTGATTATAGTCTAACCTGCCCTTGCGTTTGTATCAGCAGAGATAAAACATTTTCAAATAGTTATTTTTATTTTTTGACAGATCGTAAAACAGTAGTCGGAAAAGTCCATAATATTCTTGGAGAACAACACGAGGAATACCTAACAGATCAAGAAAGATATGAAAATATTGCTTCTTGGGTTTTGACGATTCTCTCAAGTTTAGATAAGAACAATTTAGTCATCATGATTGAAGATTATTCTTTTGGATCAAAGGGGAAGGTCTTTAATCTTGCTGAAAATTGTGGATTACTCAAATATCTTCTTTACAAAAATGGTTATAGATTTTTTACTGTTCCACCAACAGTTGTGAAGAAATTTGCAACAGGCAAAGGAAATGCAACAAAAGAGAAGATGTATGATGCTTTTGTGAGAGACACTTTTGTTGATTTACACACCATTATCTCACCAACTACAAAACTAGGGTCTCCGACAACTGACATTGTTGATGCTTGGTATATTGCAAGATATATGTTTGAGAAAAGTGAGGAGATCGTTTGATGGAAACTTTTATTCGTACATGGAAAAACTTTCTTCCCAAATCAACTTGTGATGATATTATTGACCGATTTGAAATGCACGCTAACAACAAAGAATTGAGTCGCTTGGTGTACGATAACAAGTGGAATAATTCTATGGCAAGAAAAGATCAAGCAATATTTTTACAGTCACCAGAATACAACGAGCATGAACTTGTAAAGATGATTGGTGCAGCAATCGACTCATGTGCAATTCAATATGGTGAGGAATTCGGTCATATTAAAAGCCAGTATCTAACTCATAGAAATTGCATAAAAATTCAAAAAACATTGCCTTATGGTGGATACCATGTTTGGCATCATGAACAATGCGCAGATGGTGACTCGCACGACAGAGAATTGGTTTGGACTGTGTATTTAAATGATATGCCACAAGGTGAGGCTGAAACAGAATTTATGTATCAACATGTAAAGGTGCAACCAACGGTTGGTACAATTTGTATTTTCCCAGCAGCAATGACTCATTTACATCGAGGCTTGACTGTATACACATATCCGAAGTATATTGCAACAGGTTGGTATTACATCAAGGATTAAAACAAATGAATTTGGACGACATAGACGGAGCGATTTGGGGTGTTGTTGTTCAAGAAGAAAAATATAGTGAAGTTGAAACAACACTCTATAGATTCAGTGACAAAATAACACCGTATGCAAATGAAGATCTTGGCATACACAAATACAATATTCTAACTTTCAAAGCCGATGGTTCGCCAGAATCAATTGAGTTTATGAAGGCTTGTGTAGGCGACGTTAAATTTTTTATTGACAACTATTCAAAGGCAGGATATAATGGACTTATG